TGCCGCAGCTGCGGCGACACGGGCTGCAAATAGTCAAGCACAGTGCGGCGGTTGGGTTGGAAAGGGCTCTTGGACATACAGCGCCTGCGCCGGCGGCGGGTTCCAGAGCGGTTACGCAACCGCATCTGTCGGGCCCGGCATTTGTTTCATAGTTGGAACATCGATTATTATGGATGATCATACATTGAAAAATATTGAAGATGTGAAAGTTGGAGATAGAGTTCATAGATTAGATGGTGAGTCGAATGAAGTTTTAAAACTTCAGACAGTAAACATGATTACTGGTGGACGTAAATTAGGTTCCATTAATGGTGGTGAATACTTCTTCACTGAAGATCATCCATTAAAAACGCCAGCTGGTTGGAAATCAATTAATGCTGAAATGTCTAATAATAAATATGATTTCGCTGAAATTGGTCAATTAGCTATTGGTGACACTATTATTGGCCACAATGGTGATGATACTATAATAGAATCTATCGATACAAAAGATGTGCCTGATGATACTCCTATATACAACTTTGAGTTAGATGGTGATCACGAATATTTTGCAAACGGATTCTTAGTCCACAACAAGGGCCCCGGCACTGGTGGTGCTGGCGGGCCTGCATGTTGGATAGCTCGTAAAGTATATGGCGAAGATAATCCAAAATGGAGAATATATCGTTCATGGATGTATACCCAAGCACCTAAATGGTTCTTAAACTTATATATTAAATATGGGGAAAGATTTGCAGAATGGATTGATAATAAACCGTGGTTGCAGAAAGTTATTAGAAAATGGATGGATAAGAGAATACAAAAATATTTAAATACACCACCCATGACGGCTGAAGAAATAGGACTAGTATAATAAAGGATACCCTGCATGAGCACTATTAGCCAAACATTTAAAATTCCAGGCGATGCATCTGGTTCCACCAATGGAGCATTTATTACATCCGTTGATCTTTATTTTTCTAGTAAAGATGATGGCGTTCTTCCTATTACGCTGGAATTAAGAAATACTGTAAATGGCGTTCCCGGCCCAAAAATTTTACCCTTTAGTCGGGTTGTTAAAGATGTTGGTGATGTCAATACTTCTTCTACGGCAGAAACATCAACAACATTTACATTACCGTCACCAGTTTATGTAGAAACAGAAACTTTATATTGTGTTGCTGTAAGTTCAAATTCTCCACAATATAATCTTTGGATTGCAAGAATGGGGGAAACTGATATAGGTGAAGTAAGAACCATATCAGAACAACCCCACACAGGAACTTTATTTAAATCTAGTGGTAGTAGTTGGGTTACAAGCCCAATGGAAGATATGAAATTTAGTATTAAATGTGCTTCATTTGATGACACTGCTGGGGGAGTTTGTACTTTAACAAATAGTGATATTCCAGTTAGGACATTAGGTACTAACCCAATTTCTATTACCGATGCAAGTACGACATTAAAAATTAATCATCCTGACCATCATATGTATGATACAAGCAATAATGTAACCATTGCTGGAGTTAAATCTGGCGCAGCAACTACTCTAAACGGTGCAATAACTGCTGCATCAACCACACTTACTCTTACAAGCGGAACTAATTTTGATGATACTACTGGTACATATGCTCAATTGGCAGCAGGAACTTGGTATATTAAAATTGATGATGAAATAATGACATATTCTACAATTAGTACTAATGCTGTATCTAGTCTTACAAGAGGAGTGGACAGTACAACTGCTGCAGCTCATGTTGATGGTGCAACTGTAGAACTTTATCAAGTATATAAGGTTCCTCTTACAGAAATTAACAAAACACATACTGCAATTGCTAATCCAGAAATTGATAGTTATACCATTACTTGTAGTACAACTCCTGATGTTGGAACAAGCGATACTGCTGCTGTCGGCGGAACTGTTGCAACTGCAACTGAAAATGCACTTATGGATACTTTTTCAACTATTATTGGATCGATGGAATTACCAAATACTGGTATTGCACCGAAAGCTTTAATAGTTAGGGGAACAAGTGCATCTGGAAGCCAAACATCATATGCAAATAGTCGTGATAATCCAACTACTGTGCCCACAATTTCGTTTCCGATGAACGACAATTATAAATTTGATGTTCCTTGTATGATAACTTCTGCTATTAATGAAACAAATGAATTATCAAGTCGCAGATCATTAGAACTACAACTTACAATGTCAACAAATTCAGTGAGAATTTCTCCTGTTATTGACACAGGTAGAATGTCTATGATTGCGGTAGCAAATAGACTTAATAATATTGATTCTTCTTCTGATGTATATCCGACAACAAACTATGTTCCATCAACATATCCAGAAGGAGATCAAAACGCGGCTGTATATTTGACAAAACAAGTAACTCTTGATACATCAGCAACAGGATTGAAAGTTCTATTTGCAGCTCACAGGCCTTCTACAAGTGATATAAAAGTTATGTATAAAATTTTAAGATCAGATGCATCAGATGATTTTGATGATTTGGGATATACTTATTTTAATAGCGATGGTTCTCCTGACTCAGCAGTTAATCCGTCTGCAAGTTTAAATGATTTTCAAGAATATCAATATACAGCGGGAGTTACAGATGATGGAATAGGAGCTCCGCTTGAAGAATTTATATCTTTTCAAATTAAGATTATTATGCAGGGAACAAATAGTGCTGAACCTCCAAGAATAAAAGCTCTTAGAGTTTTAGCATTAGGAACATAAAATGAATGAAGTAAGGTATAAACAAGTCGAGGGCCATACGGATTTGGTAAGAGATACACATTCTCATGCTATTATTAATCATAATACCAGTGCATATGAACAAGCAAAAAAACGAGCTGCAGCTGCACAAAGACAAAGAGATGAAATAAGGGATACAACAAGAGAAATTAACAATATTAAGTCAGAAATGCATGAAATTAAAAGTCTTCTCATAAAATTAGTGGGAAATCAATAGAGGAGTAAGTATCGCATTGAGATAGGTTTCCATATAAATATGTAGAAAAGGAATAGAGTATGGCCACACCTACAACAAAAGCTACATTAAAAAGTTACTGTCTCAGAGCGCTTGGTTATGGGGTCATTGATATTAATGTTTCAGACGACCAGGCAGATGATCGTTTAGATGAAGCACTTCAATACTTTGCTCAATACCATTATGACGGTATTGAAAAAATGTATCTTAAACATTTAATTACAACCGCCGAAGTATCTAGAGCAAGGTCCGATGCATCAACCACAGCAACCGATACGCTAGATAGTGATATAACTGCAACTTGGAAAGAAGGAAAGAATTTTATTCCTGTTCCAAGTGCTGTTGTGTCTGTTGTGAAAGTGTTTCCATTTACCGATACTGGTGGTGGAAGCAGTATGTTTGATATTCGTTATCAATTACGGTTAAATGATCTGTTTGATTTTTCTTCAACATCTATTATCCAATATGAAATGACAATGAATAATATTGATTTGTTGCAACAGATATTGGTCGGTGAAACTCCTATACGATTTAATCAACACCAAAATCGTCTTTACATTGATATGGATTGGGAGAACGATGTAACAGCTGATGTTGATTATCTTATCATTGAATGTTATAGAAAACTTGATCCTACTTCATATACAGACATTTATGATGACATATATTTAAAACGATATGCGACTACACTTATTAAAAAACAGTGGGGTGCAAATCTTAGTAAATTTGGTGGAGTTACAATGCTCGGTGGAGTAACCATGAATGGTGAAACATTATACACCCAAGCAATAGAAGAGCAAAACAAACTTGAGGAAGAAATTCAACTTGCCTTTGAGCTGCCGATAAATTACATGATAGGTTGAAACACATACTATGGCAGTTAATACAGCATTTCATACAAACAGTTTTACATCTATAAAAACTGAAAGAAACTTATATAGTGATCTTGTAAAAGAAGCGATTCAAATATATGGTCACGATGTTTATTATATGGACCGTGATCTTGTAGCAGAAGATACGGTGTGGGGAGAAGATTCTCTTTCTAAGTTCAAAACACAACATCCTATAGAAGTGTATATGGAAGATGCAGATGGTGGATTTGCTGGTGAAAAAGAACTGATGAATCAATTTGGTTTGCAAAATTTAAGTGAAGCAACCTTTGTTGTTAATAAAGAAAGATTTCAAGAATTAGATAGACAGATACGAATTCAAGATGGTACAGATACTAGTTCTGGTGGTTCAATACAATTAGAAGCGGGAACCACAAATCAATCATCATTATCATCAACATTAAGTACAGCTACAAAAAGTTTTATCTTTGATGAAAGTGGTGAGAAGGTAGTATTAGAAGAAGACAATGAAGGAAGAATATTATCTGAAGAAAGCGGTAATGAGTTTTATATTATTTTAGATACCGCTGCAACTGATTCTGATAGGCCGCAAGAAGGTGATGCAATTTATCATCCAGTTCTTGATAGAATGTTTCAGGTTAATTTTGTAGACCATGATGAACCATTTTATCAGTTAGACAATAATCCAGTATATAAATTACATTGTCGCTTGTATGATTATAGTTCTGAAATTATTGATACTGGTATTACGGCCATTGATGCGATTGAAACTGAACATAGTATAGATGCACTAATTTATCAGTTTACCTTGGAACAGTCTTCATCTGTAAATGAGGAGATAAGATTAGAATCTTCTACTGATGACGATGTTGGTTCTGGATTACTACTTGAAGAAACAGATGGTGATAACATACTTGGTGAAACTGACAGCACTTCAGTTGGCGAAAGTATTATTCTTGAACGCCCGGCTGACACTGGTGATGATGCATATCTGTTGCAAGAAGACTATATAGTAGGTGACTTTAGTACCGACAAGACTGTACAAAATGAAATGTTTGAAGTTAAAAGTAGAACAATTTTGGATTTCAGTGAGTCAAATCCATTTGGAGATGCAGGGAGTAGTTCATAATGCTAGGAACTCAATTTTATCACGAAACCATACGAAAGGTAGTTATTTCCTTTGGATCAATGTTTAATTCAATTAATCTTGTTCGTAAAGATAATTCTGGAACCATAACACAGACTATGAAGGTTCCTCTTGCGTATGGCCCCAGAGAAAAGTTTTTGGTACGTTTGCGTGATGATGCAGATTTATCAAAACAGGTTGCTATTACCTTGCCCAGACTTGGATTTGAAATTAAAAATCTTTCTTATGATTCTGCTAGAAAACTTAATCGTGTTCAAAAATTTAAAAAGGTTAAAGGCTCAAATACAAAACAATTAGATACTCAATATATGCCAGTTCCATATAATCTTGAATTTGAATTATATATTATGGCAAAACAATCTGATGATGCGTTACAAATTGTAGAACAGATTCTTCCCTACTTTCAACCTGACTATACATTAACCATTAATGATATGTCAGATATGGGAATTAAAAAAGATGTTCCTATAATATTAAATAGTATTGGTTATGAGGATACTTATGATGGAGAGTTTACTTCTCGTAGAGCTCTGGTATATACTTTATCTTTTACTGCTAAATTTTATCTCTATGGACCTGTTACTTCCAGTAAGGTTATTAAAACGGCACAGGTTGACCAGTACACAGACTTGCCTGATGAATCTCCAAAACGTGAACAGAGATATAAGGTTACACCTAAACCATCAACGGCTGATGCTGATGATGATTTTGGATTTAATGAAACCACATCATTCTTCCAAGATGCATTAAATTATAACCCAGAAACAGGTGAAGACGATAATAAATGATGAATAAAGATACTTCATTACGAATTGATAAAGAGTTGGGTGTTATAGAAAAAATTGTTCCCAATTCTATAAATTCATACGAAGAAACAAAACAGGAAGTTAGTTTTCCTATAACTGATACAGATGATATTGAGAAAGATTATGAATATCAACGAGAACAGTTTTATAGTTTAGTTGATAAGGGGTCAAAAGCTATTGATGGAATTCTTGAACTTGCTAAAGAATCAGAACATCCAAGAACATATGAGGTTGCTGGAAATCTTATTAAACAAGTAGCGGAAGTTACAGAGAAGTTGGGTGATTTACAAGAGAAAATGCATAAATTAAAAGAGGTGCCAAATAATGCACCCAAGAATGTAACAAATGCATTATTTGTTGGTTCTACTAAAGAACTTCAAAGTATATTAAAAAACAAAGAAGATTAGTATAGGCAGACTTGGTTTTTAATATAGGATTAAAAATGGAAAATTATCTCGGCAACCCCAATCTCAAGAAAGCAAATGTCACCCAAGAGTGGACAAAGGAAGAGGTTGAAGAATACACAAAGTGTATGAAAGACCCCCTATACTTTATTCAAACATATATTAAAATTGTTTCTTTGGATGAGGGGTTAATTCCGTTTCATCTTTACGATTTTCAAAAAGAAATGGTAGGAACCTTTCATAATAATCGTTTCACCATATGTAAGTTGCCGCGTCAGTCGGGAAAATCTACTACTATCATCGCGTATTTGCTGCATTATATTCTTTTTAACCCAAGTGTAAGCGTAGCTATTCTTGCAAACAAGGCCGCAGTAGCAAGAGATTTGTTGGGCAGATTACAGCTTGCATATGAAAATCTTCCAAAATGGTTACAACAGGGTGTTATGACATGGAATAAGGGCAATTTAGAATTAGAAAATGGTTCAAAGATTCTTGCGAGCTCCACTTCTGCTAGTGCAGTTCGTGGTGGTTCTTATAACATTATTTTTCTTGATGAGTTTGCTTATGTTCCTGTTAATGTTGCAGAACAGTTCTTCAGTTCAGTTTATCCTACAATAAGTTCTGGTAAGACAACTAAAGTGGTGATTGTTTCTACGCCGCATGGTATGAATATGTTCTACAAGTTATGGTCTGATGCAGAAAATAAAAGGAACTCTTATGTTCCAATTGAAGTTCATTGGAGCGAAATTCCTGGCCGTGATGAGGAGTGGAAAATAGAAACTATAAAAAATACTTCTCAATCGCAATTTAACACAGAGTTTGAATGTGAGTTTCTTGGTTCTATTGATACATTGATTTCTCCACAGAAACTGAAAACGATGGCTTATAAAAACCCAAGACAATCTAATGCAGGCCTTGACCTATATGAGAAACCACAACAAGGCCGAACTTATATGTTAAATGCTGATGTTTCTCGCGGAACGAAAAATGATTATTCTGCTTTTATAGTATTTGATATATC